GAAACACCTCCCAGCGGGTATTGTACTCTCAGGAACAGAAGAGGGTAATCATTTTTACTCTGAGTTTATCCCAGATTTATTCATTTATGGCGATTATGACAGAGATGCTATAGAGAGGGTTATGGCTCGACAGAGAAAGTTGGTGGGTGGGGGTAAGAAAAACTGTGGAGCCTTCATGCTTCTGGATGACTGTATGTATGACTCAAAGTTTCTAAAGGACACATGTATTAGGCAGTGTTTTATGAATGGTCGTCATTGGAAGATCTTCTTTATGTTGACAATGCAATATGTTATGGACTTACCACCAGCACTACGAGCCAATGTGGATTACGTGTTTATCCTCAGGGAGAACATCATTCAGAATAGAGAGAAACTTTACAAATCCTTTTTTGGTATATTCCCCTCATTTGATATGTTCTGCAAGGTGATGGATGCTTGTACAGAGAATTATGAATGTCTCGTGTTAGATAATACGGTAAAATCTAACAGGATTCAGGATTGTGTATTTTGGTACAAAGCAACAGTTAGGAAGGGTTTCAGGGTTGGTGGTCCGGATTTATGGAGATTACACCAGAAGATGTACAATCCCAAACATCAGCAGCAGAAGGAGGATGATGCTAAGAAGGCGACTAAGAAAACAAGCCTCAAGATCACAAAGACTAAGTAGGTGCGTCTCGATAATTGTTCAAAAAACTATGGGTATATTAAATGGCTTCAGATCGAATGACTACCATGAATTTGGCAGACGACGGAGAAGGAATGGTACCTTTAACGGATAAACCTTCTACAGCCTTTGTCCCTAATCAAGCGTACAATCAACCTGAAAAAAATGTGAGTCAAAGTAAAGAGACGATGGATTCTACACCAATTAATGATATTATGATGGACCCACCCCAGATGACCGAGGAGCCCCGCATGCAGGGTATGATGCCCCAGATGACCGCTCCCCAACCTCAGGGAATGCACGCGGCTAACGGCCAGGCTGAGAAGCCCGAAAGTAAGAACCCCCTAAACCTCACTGACGAGCAGATGGCTGCTGCCCTAGTTGCTGCCTGCACCGCTCTTGCCGTGAGCAAGCCTATTCAGGACAAGTTGGCGACTTCTATCCCCAAGTTCCTTAACGAACAAGGGGGTAGGAGTATGGTTGGCCTTGCCACGACAGGTGTCGTAGCTGGTATAGCTTTTTACATTGTAAAGGACTATGTCATTAAGCCCTAAACAGGTCGTTCCCAACCCATATTACTATAAATCGAGTTATCAATACCCGAATAATACGTCGCGAGTACACCAATAGTGAATGTCCCCGCTAATAAGGCGCTCAATTTAAGCTTCTTATTAGTGTCAGATGTGTGATCGGTAATAGCATCCTTAGTCTCACCAGAAATTTGGTTGATAAAGAAAGTAACAATTAACGCAATGAATGTAGCCGACAAGAAGAATACCCTGTCTACAGCGAGTCTGGGGATATTACCAATTGCAAAACGAATGATATTTGGTATCATTACAGTCATCCATACGAGATTCACGTAGTAGTTTTTAGACACGAGGGGTACAAGGGTTGTAGCATACAAAGCCAACCAATACGCGATGGCAGTGAGTAAAATGTTCACTGGTGTCTTCATTTAAACTAGAGTGAGATTATTTATCCTGAATATGCTGACCACAAAATTCTGTTCTCTGTGGTATCTGCTGGTAAATGCCTAGATGTACGCATATATTTCTAAGTTCAACGTAATTTTTCCAGAACTCTGGTGAATGAGAATATTCATCTACTGTTGAGTGAGCCAATTCATGTATAAGAACATGAAAAATCTCATTTGCTTCTCCATCCAAGCATAAAACTATTACACCCCCCTTGTTTGTATTAGACCCGACAGAACCTTTCATTTTCTTCAAACCGACTATAGGTGAACCATGAACAAGCATTTTAAACTTTTCATTTCCTGTGTCCCGAATGTGTTCTCTAAGAATACGATATTTCTCCTTTACTTCGACGAGCTCCTGGGGTTCTCTAGTCGTGTAAAGAATAACTAAATTGATTAACAATAATATAATCAAAGCTATCATCTCTTATATACAAAGATAAATTTACTATATAACTCTGAGATGGGATTCCCCGTTAGTCCTTCCCAAAGTTGTAAGCTAAACCCCAACTCTTCTAGATGTGTGACCAAAAGGTCTTTAAAAGCCACTGGCTCTGATTTTGGACCATCCGCATAATAAGGTGTGTCGACCAGGTTTACAAATAATTTTTCACCAAAACCACCATTTCCATGGTCTTTTAGTTTGAAAAAATTGCCAGTTTCATCAATGAGTGGTGTTTTAAAAATAATTTTTTCTGAATCTGGGATGATACCTATAAGAAGTCCACCAGGTTTTACCCTCTTTTTTATTTCACGAATAGAACTGAAAAATAAACCTTTACTGGCAAAAATATAATGCAGTGAAAAGTTAAAACACACGATATTAAACGCTCTGTTTGGACAGTTATGAATATCACCCTCATAAAAGTTTACACGCATATGCATATTTTTTGCACGCGAACGAGCCTCTTCTAGGGCTGATGGCTCTGGATCACACATGTTAATGTTCACCCCACACTTGTGCCATTTTTGAAGGTCTCCACCGAAACCACACCCTACATCAAGAATGTGTTCACCTTCTTTTGAAACGGACTGGATAAGATTTCTCTTAGCATCATTGTGATTTTTACGAATTACCTCCATTTCATCTTATGGAATAATAAGGTTTATTTCTTTAGGTTTGATCGCTTCACTAAGGTGCCAATTAAACAAATAGCAGCTTAAAGTTTTAAGTCAACACATAAATATAATGTCTCTTGAACAAGATTATACCACTGTACCCGGTCAGATCTTTGCTTGTCTATCCATTGTCGGTCCTGAGTGCCCCCAAAAGAATGAGAAGTTTGGTATTAAGATCCGTGGTGCATTTGCCACTCGTGATGAGGCCGCTAAGCACGCTGCACGTCTACAGAAGGAGGATGCCACTTTCGATATTTACGTAGTTGACATGTATAAGTGGCTTTTGATCCCTCCCGATTCTGAGAAGATTGAAGATGTTCACTATACCAACGATAAACTCGAAGAGATTATGAAGGGCTACAGGGAGAACCAGTCCGAGGCTGCTCGTATGTTTAACGAACGTAAAACAGCGATGATGGCTGAGAAGAATCATTTCGTATCAGGTGATGATAATTCCAAGTTTTACAACAAGCCCGATGAGGCTCCTATCTCTCACCCAGCAGAGGTCCTCGAACGGCTCAAGAAGGAAAAGCCTGACACTCCCATGGAGGAGCTTGTAAAGGAGGCTGATGAGATTGTTGCCGAGGAGATGAAGCAGCGTCAGAAGCAGCGCGAGGAGGAGGCGTCTAGGGATGCTAAGTTGGAGGAGGTAAAGGAGGAGGGAGAACCCGAAGTTTCTTCTGCGTAAATAATATTCATATACATTAAATAAAAATGCTTCGTATAATTCTAACAATATTGTTAGTCGGGGCTTTCTTTATTTTGTTTTTTAAACCAAATTACAATTTAAAAAACAAAACAGATTTAGGTTCAGTAGCAACTGATACAGGTACTGAGGAGGCTTCAACAACGGATGGTTTCGTCGAAGATACACACAGGGGTCCCATTCTTTTTGGGCGAGATGTAATTCCCCCAAGATATGGTGACATAGGTACGTTTGTTGCTTATTCAACTGTTCCGGAGACTCACTGGTTAAGTGGATTTCCGCAAAAGGGTGTGAATAACGACATGTACGAGGACACAGATACAAAACTTTCGACTCGTATAAGAGACTTAAGTATATCTTAAGATGACTGGTTGCATAGTCTTTCCCATAAAAAAACCTAAAAGAAACACTGCAAATGCAATAATCCATGTGGATTTATCAATATCAGTAAAAGGGTCGAATTTTCCAGATTGAGGAGGGGATTGCGGGTAATTCATTTCACTTGGATGAAAATAATATGGTTGATCTTGAATTATTTCATCCTTATTATTATCTTCATTCTTCTCCTGAATTAAAGGGTCAAGGTTTGGGCTATACTCAATAGGATTACCAATATCAGTTTCCATTTCTAATATAGAATCTGTTTTTTTTAAGCTGATTCTTCCTCACTTTCACTCGCTTCGTCGTCATCTACTACGAAATCCTTGAGATTACCATTATCATCAGCGTCTTCGTCATAATCGTCATCACTACCTTCTTCTGAGTTATATTCATCTTCAGTATCAATTACTGAATCGTCTTCAAAATCTTCATGATCATCCGTAGCATAATCGTCATCTAGTACAGTTTCTACTGGTATATAAAGAACGGGCTTCTTTATAATCCTACCAAAGCGAGAACGAGTCATTTATACTTTAAACACTGTTCTGTTTAAGTATCTTTAGGGTGAAGTTTATTAGTTATTTTAGATGGTAAAATATGTTCTCTAGCCTTACTCTTCTTGCATATAGGGCATTTCTGTTTTATTTTATTTTTAGTGATGATATACGACATAGTCTTATTTTCGTGTATACTAGAAATAGTTTCACAATAATTAGATGTGGTTAACACTAAAAAATTATTTTTATTTCGTGTTACATTAACGACGTGTGTATTATCACCACAATTCATATTCTTATTGATGAAGTTTTCAAGTTCTGGTTTTATATCCATTTGTTTAATTTCTGGTTTTTCTATGATTTTTTTGATTTCGGGACACTTTGTGAGTGTTTCCTTTTTAGGGTACAGTCTATCAATAATGTCATTTGTTAATTTATGTCTTCTACCACAGAAGTGTTCACAAAAACCATCACGTCTTCCCCTGATTGTTTCATGCCGACTGAAACATTTTTGGAGAATGAACTGTCCACTTATGATGAACCACACATGATTCGACCCATGATTTCTTTTTACGTTTTCACAGTATCTAGAATTTGTCGCTGCGAAATATGTTTCTTTGTTTTTGAATAATTTAGTGATGTATGCACCACCTTGACCCTCCATATTTTTTCGAATAAATGTTTCGATTCGGTTTTTCAAATCCTCATCATAGATTTCATTATTCATCTGATCATCCGAAAAAGAACCTTCTTTGATTTTCAAAGATACAGAAGGTGGCTCCACCGTAACGGTTTTGGATACATCGGTTCGAACGGCTGACATTTTAAGAATTTCAACGGTTGGCTCCTGACCTATTCTTGTAAGAGAACCAACTTTGTATATGAAAACTGGAAGATATGCCAATTGGTCTACTCTACCATTATCACAATCTTTACACCCCTTACCATCACACGCTTCATGTTTTGCTCGTTTATACGACCATGGCATTCTAAATCCACTTCCCTTTGTCTTTCTACGTGCGTCACCGTACACGGATGAATCTATAATTTCATTCCAATCCATATTACTCTTAAATTTTGAGAGGGACACGAGAATGTGTTCACGGAGTGCGATAGCGGATATCTGATCAACCACAAACCCTGACCAGTTGAGATGCACACCGGTTTTAATCAGGTCACCAGACGGTTTGGGTTGTGAGACAGAAACGAGACACTCTTTACCACCATGGAAATTTACAGTCTCACAAATAACTTTAGAAATATCTTTGATCTCATCTATTCCCAGGGGTTCTGAGTCTTTATAATCGATATCCACGAAAAAGTTATATGTCTCACTCTTTTGTTCGACGACGTAAATCCTTTCACCTGATTTTACA